TCTTCCAGGTGCAGGAGTTGCACAAAGAGGATTAGGAAGAGCTTTCATGAAAGGTGGAAAAGTTTAAGAAAGATTAATGGACGGAATAGAACTTATCTATAAATTAAAAAAACTCACAGAATTACGTCATCAAGATGTTGTTAACGCTATCCTAGCGGGTGTTGACAATATGGATAAATATCAGTATATGTTAGGACAAATACGAACGTATCAGTATATTTTACAGGAGATCTCTAGCCTGCTGAAAAATAAGGAGCAAGATGAGTCAAACAACATTATCGACATCACAGCCAAACCTAAAACGTAAATTAGTTTTAGGAGGCAATTCCAAAAAAGAAGTCACCCAAGAATCATTCAAGCTCCCTCAGCCTACGGGTTGGAGACTTTTAGTTTTACCATTTCAAATGAATGAGAAAACCAAAGGAGGTCTTTTACTGGGACAGGATACATTAGAGAGGCAACAGGTCGCTTCTCAATGCGGAAATGTTTTAGTAATGGGACCTGATTGTTATAAGGATACAAAAAGATACCCGAAGGGTCCCTGGTGTAAAACAGGTGATTGGGTGATGTTTGCCCGTTACGCGGGATCAAGAATAAAAATTGAAGGCGGTGAAGTACGTCTGCTAAACGACGATGAAGTTTTAGCAACCATCAAGAATCCAGAGGATATCTTGCATGAATATTAACCATAGGAGGAACTATGCCAGAAAAGAAAAAATCTGAAGAAGTAAAAGAAGAAAAGACAATTGATCTTGACACCAGTGGCCCTGGTGCTGAAGTGACATTGCCTGAAGAAGCAATAAAAGAAACAGAAGCCCAAGAAGTAGAAGTCAAGGAAGAGAAACCTGAAGAGATTAAAGTAGAAGAAGTTAAAGAAGAAGAGAAAAAAGAACCAGAAAAAGAACTGGAAGAATATGGAGAAGGAGTAAAGAAACGTATCTCTAAATTGACGAAGCGTATGCGTGAAGCAGAACGTCAAAAAGAAGCCGCGTTGACTTATTCTAGATCCGTTCTTACTGAGCAAAGAGATCTGAAATCACGTTTGGCTAAACTAGACGGTGGTTATGTCAAGGAAATGGAAGATCGGATTACTTCCAGTACAACTGCAGCTCAATCCAAGTTACAATCGGCTAGAGAAGCAAATGACATTAACGCTGAAGTACTTGCTCAAAAAGAAATTGCTAAATTAGGTTATGAAGAAGCAAAACTTGCTGATTTAAAAACCAATAGGGAAGAAATACAAAAAGTCGAAAAAGAACGTACAACATTAAAAGAAGGAATGACCGTTCCTGCTGGACCCACACCGACACCTGATGCACAGGCAACCGAATGGGCACAGGAAAACGCGTGGTTTGGCAAAGATAATGCTATGACCTATACGGCTTTTGATATTCATAGAAAACTGGTGGAAGATGAAGGTTACGATCCTCAATCTAAGGATTATTATGCGGAATTAGATCGCAAAATAAAACTTGAATTTCCCCATAAGTTTGATAGTAATACAGAACAAACGACCAAACCCGTTCAACAGGTAGCTTCGGCTACGCGAGCGGGGTATAAATCAGGTCGCAGAACTGTGAAACTCACATCTTCACAAGTAGCAATAGCTAAAAAATTAAATGTGCCACTTGAGGAATATGCGAAACAATTAGATATCGTGAAGGAGAGCATATGAAAAAAGAGAAACTAACTGTAGCTTCTAAAGCTGCAGAAGAAGTAATCAAAACCCCTCGCGCTTCCACAACTAGAGAAGCTGAAAAGCGTCCTGTTGAATGGAAAGAACCATCATCTTTAGATGCACCGCCTGCGCCAGATGGCTTCAGGCACCGATGGATAAGAACTGAAAGTCTTGGTTTTCAAGATACCAAGAACGTTGCAGGTCGATTACGTGCTGGTTATGAATTAGTGAGAGCTGATACATATAAGGACGGAGGCTATCCGGTGGTTGAAGACGGCAAATTCAAAGGCGTCATTGGAGTTGGTGGCCTGTTGCTGGCCAGAGTGCCGGAAGAGATCGCACAGGCTCGCTCAAAATTCTATGCTGATAAAGCATTGGAAAGAGACGAAGCTGTCAAAACCGATCTTCTGAGGGATCAGCACCCGAGCATGCCTATCAATGTTGATAGGAGCTCACGTGTAACCTTCGGTGGTAAGAAAAGTTAATTTTTAACAGTTCTGTATCAACGAATTTTTTAATATAAACCGTCCATATTAATATGGACAACGGAGGAAAACTATATGGCTAATCAAGATGCCGCTTTCGGTCTTAGACCGTTAAAGACAATGGGCCAACAAGATGATTCCACTGGAATGAGTTCACATAAGATACTACCTGGAGACGGCAGTGTTTTGTATCAAGGTTCGTTAGCATTTGCTACTGCGACCGGATATGCAGACCTAGCAACAGCCGGGCAAGTACTTTTGCTTGGAGCATTCTGGGGAACATTTTACATTGACCCAACAACCTTGAAACCTACGTACAAAAACTATTACCCAGGCTCAATTACACCACCATCAAGTGGCGCAATTGAAGCATTTATTTATGATAGCCCTTACCAGATGTTTGAAGTTCAATCAGCTGCGACAGGTGCTTCAGCGCAAGCAGACATTTTTATGTGTTGCGATATTGCGTCAAATGCGGGTAGTACTACGAACGGGGTATCATCGCTCGAATCTGCTGACACTTTTGCAGCAGGTCCAGCACAACTTAAAGTAGTAGGAGTTTCTAGAGATCCAAAAAATAGCGATCTGACAGCAGCTAATGTAAATTGGCGTGTTCAGATTTGCGAACATTTATGGGGTTCTGGAACTGCTGGTGCAGCTTAATAGGAGTATAAAAACATGGCAATATCACGACAACAACTAGTTAAAGAACTAGAACCAGGTTTGAATGCACTATTCGGCCTGGAATACAAAAGATACGATAAGGAACATAAAGAAGTTTATGTTCAAGAATCATCTGACAGAGCTTTTGAAGAAGAAGTAATGTTATCTGGATTTGCGAATGCATATGTTAAACCGGAAGGTTCAGCAGTTGCTTTTGACAATGCTCAGGAAACATTCACTGCAAGATATACTAACGAAACAGTAGCTCTTGCATTTGCTTTAACTGAAGAAGCAATGGAAGATAATCTGTATGACAGACTCGCGTCTCGTTATACAAAAGCACTAGCGCGATCAATGGCGAATGCAAAAGAAATAAAAGCAGCAACACCGTTGAATCAAGGTCTACCAGGAGTAGACAATTATGATTCAGGTGATGCAGTTTCTTTATTTAGCACAGCGCATCCGATCATCGCTGGTACTTTCCAAAATACGTTATCAACCCAAGCGGACCTTAACGAAACATCATTAGAACAAGCATTGATTGACATTGCTGGAATGACTGATGAAAGAGGTTTAAAAATTGCAGCTAGAGGAATGAAAATGATTGTTCCTTCTGAAAATCAATTTAATGCTGACAGATTGTTACAATCTCAAGGTAGAACTGGTACAGCTGATAATGATATCAATGCTATAAAAAACATGGGGATGGTTCCTCAAGGTTATAGAGTAAATCACTATCTAACAGATACTGATTCTTGGTACATTATTACTGACGTTCCTAATGGAATGAAGTATTTTGAAAGATTACCTATCCAAACCAAAATGGAAGGTGATTTCTCGACTGGAAACGTAAGATACAAAGCTAGAGAAAGATACGTCTTCGGCGTATCCGACCCTAGAGGAATATTTGGCGTTGAAGGTACTTAATATTTAATATATATTGAGAGGGCGGTCTTCGGATCGCCCTCTTTTTTTATGGATGTGATTATGAAAAAATTTAGAATTCAAATTAAAGCTTATGATTATGCTGCTAATTTTCAAATATCAGCAGAGGATAATGCTATAGCTATTGAGAAAGCAATACTTGACAAACTAGGACAAAATACCGTAAAATGGGAAAAAGATGGATTTTGTGATTCATCCAGGAGAAAATGGATAACCTATGAGGAGGTTATAAATGACTCAAGACCTATACACTACGAAACGGTCCTTGGAACTCGAATGGCATCAAGAGCACCTGAAGGAGGGCAGATATAATATAAATATGGGATATATCGATAAAAAAATTCAGGAAATTGTTAAAGAGATTGTTGCAAAAGAGTTTGAAGAAG